CTGATAAACTTGATTTAACTTTAGCGAGCGCTAAAGGGTACAACTGCCTAGAGGAATTGGAGTGCGTATATAAGCATGTCGTCTGTTGCCCGTTCTTCTAGACCATCATTTATTTCTGGTGAGTTTGAAGTTGTGCGATATGCAGAGTTCTTGGCTAAAAACTATGCCAGTGCTTTGGCTCAGGCTATTAAAGAAAGCACTAAAGAAGAAACTATTGCATTGCAAAAACGAGCCAAAGAATCTAAAACAAATTGGACTAAGGTTTCAGATAGTTTAGAAGTTACGTACAACGAAAACACTGGAAACGTTGATTACGGAATAACTGGCAACGACGAAAAGGCTCGTCTTGCTACAGACCTTGAGTATGGTGTTCCTACAAAAGTTGCTCCACAACCGTTACTTCGTTCACAAGTTTTAAATACCCAAACAGAACTTAGCAACAAAATTGCTGATAAAGTTCACTCTAAATTAACGGCAAAATACCGATGAGTAGAGTTGGTTTTCTCCTTGCCGAAGATGAGGCTCTTAAAATGCTGTTTGCAGGAATGACTGTTCCTGACGATAGAAACAACGCACGTCCAGTAGAAGTCTTTTTTAGATATCCAGAAGGTGAAACAGAGCGTTCCTATCCGTTTATTACTTTGGAACACATTGATATTATCCATGCTAGAAACAGGCAACATTCAGAATCGGATATTTACTACAGAACTGGTGCAGGAACCGCACCCGCTATTCCAACAGGTTCCGCAAATCGCATGGACTATTGGCCTAGCGTGTCTACTAATTTCAATTTTAAAACAAACAAAGACAGTTACGCTTATTTAAGGGCAAATGAACACGTTCCTGTTGATTTGCTTTATCAAATTTCTACGTTTGCACGAGCGGCCTTACATGACAGGTATTTAACTGCAAAAATGTTGACCGAAATATTTCCTTGGCGAAAAGGCTTTATTGATATTGGCGCAGACGGAACCATTAGGCGTTTAGACCTATTGGATTGGACCACAGCAGACCTTCTTGACCCAGAGGCTGGATATCGCAAACGTATTTTCCGAAAAGTTTACACCGTACAAATGACCGCTGAGATTCCATCGTCTCGTATTGTGGGCACTAAAGCGGTTGCTACGGTTGTTGGCGGTGTTGAGCGAATAAACAGCGTCAATGGAAGCGTATACAACATGGCTACTAATTCTGAAGAAGCGTTTTCTTCATGAAATCTATATTACAATTTAAGGCATAATAGTGTGTACAGTTTCAATATCTAAGGTATACTTTTATTAAGGAGTAATCCACAATGGCATTTCAAAGACCTGGCGTTTACGTATCTGAAGGCGCCTTTACTACATCAGCAACCTCTGGCACAGCCACGGTATCTGCTGGCTTTATTGCAGAATCATCGCGTGGTCCAATCGTTCCAACAAGAGTAACGTCATGGACGGCGTATAAGTCGCTGTATGGCGACATTGAGGACGCTTTTGACCTTCCATATGCGGTGTATCACTATTTTGCAAATGGTGGTCGCAGTGCATACGTTTCTCGTGTATACGATTCTTCTGACGCCACTGCTGCATCGGTAAACGTTGCTGGAACAGTAAACGGTGGAGGTTCTTCTACTGTATTTAAAGTTAGTGCTGGAAACCCTGGAACTTGGGGCAACAGCCTTACTGTGTCTGTAACTGCTGGATTAGTTACTGGCAATGAGCCGACTTTTAATTTAATTGTTAAATTGAGTGGAACAGAAGTTGAGCGTTGGAACGAAATAAGTCTTGATTTAAACTCCAGTCGTTACCTAGGAACAATAATAAATACCTATTCCACCTATATTATTATTTCAAACATTGCTACATATACTTCTGCTTTTACTGTTACTGCAGTGTCTAACTCTGCATTAACATCTGGTGCATCTGGTTCAACTCCTACTAACGGAGATTGGAACGACGCAGTAGACGCATTTGATTCAGTTACTGAAGAATTAGTTCTCAACTTAGTCAACAAAACAACTGCGGCAGTTGTCAACTATGCATTAACATACGCTGAAACTCGTGGAGATTGCTTTGTAGTAATTGACCCAGCATCTATTGCATCAGGTGCTGATGCAATTTCTTCTATTTCTGGATACACCGCTTCTTCATACGGTGCTGTATATTATCCAAAACTTAAAATGGTTGACCCATCAAAAACTGGTGCTGCTGCAATTCGCGATACTGCACCTGGTGGTGCAATTTTGGGATTGTATGCACGAGTTGAAGCAGAACGAACAGTTGCAAAAGCACCTGCTGGTTTTGCGTATGACGTTCGCAATGCTTTTGGTCTTGTAACTTCGTTTACCGAAGCAGAACAAGGAACAATGTATGATGCCCATGTAAACGCCATGAAAGCAATTCCTGGTGCTGGTGTAATCATCAACGGTGCTCGCACTTTGAAGAAAACAGACATTACAAAATACGTTCCAACACGTCGTAGTCTTAACTACGTCAAGGCTCAATCAAAACGTCTTACAAACTTTGCAGTGTTTGAACCAAACAACGAACGCCTTTGGACAACAATTCAAGTTCGTTTGTCTAAGTTTCTTGCTGAGTTTTGGAGTGCAGGAGGTCTTAAAGGGCGTAACACAAGCGAAGCGTTTTATGTTTTGTGCGATGAAACAAACAATACAGTAAACACGATTGAAAACGGTGAAGTTCATGTTGAGGTCGGGATTGCACTGCAAACTCCCGCCGAATTTATTGTTATTGAAGTTAGCCAATTTGTTGGCGGCTCAAATCTGAACGAAACTGTTTAAGGAGAAATAATGGCTATTGCACAACGTACCGACCCACTTCGTAATTTTAAATTTCAAATTCAAATTGTGGGCTTTCCTGACTTGACGGCTCACACTTCATCGGGGACTGGAGTAGGTCTTGATGGTTTGGGTTTTGCCGAAATGTCTGGTTTGAGCGTTACCAACGAATTGATTGCTTATCGTGAAGGTGGCATGAATACCCATCCACACAAGATGGTTGGTCAATCCGACTTCCCACCAGTTTCGTTTAGCCGTGGTGTTTTTGCAAACCAAGCGCAGATGTGGAAATGGCAAACATTTATGCACTCATGGCAACAGGGAAACCCGTCATCTGGAAGCACTGGATTAAACAGTGGTAACAACGATTATCGTTGTGACATTGTTGTTCGTGTATACGACCACCCTTACACTCGTAATGATGCCAATGGTGGCTCATACCAAGCAAATGACCTGCCTGAAGGAACTACAAAACCAGGTAAAGTTCAACTGGCATTTAAATTGTTTAACTGCTGGCCTGGTGTTTTTGCAATGAACGGTCTTAACGCTGGTGACAACGGTATTTTAATTCAACAAATGACCATACATCACGAAGGTTTTCATGTTGCGTTTACTGAAAGCGAAATCATCGCAATTGGGACCGCTCGTTAATTAATTTAGTAATTTACAATTTAAGGAGCACTATATGTCTACTGAACTTTCATCTCAAGCCGCGGCTGTTAACCAAGCACTTCAAGAACCTGCACCTAAAGTAGACCTTCCAACAAGTTTAAAAGTTGACCTTTTTCGTGGTTTATATGAACCTTCTTCAAAAGAATGGTACACGACTGCAACTGTTCGTGAACTTAACGGAGAAGATGAGGAAGCCCTTTCTGCATTTGATGTTCAAAAAAACGTTACTTATTCAGAGTACATGACTCATCTTTTAAAACGTGGGGTTGTAACAATTGGAAATGTAGAAGTAAACGGCAGAGCAGAAATTATTGACGACTTAATTGTTGGTGACAGAGATGCTCTGTTCTTGGGAGTCTTAAAAGCAACTTATGGTCGTTATCGTGAGTTCCAAGTAACCTGTCGCGAGTGTGATGGAGACAACGACGTTACTATGGATTTAGACAAGGATTTTAAAAGTGAGCCTGTAAAAGTAGACCTTCACAAGCCAATTAATGTAAAACTTAAAAACAACACCACAGTTCAATTACGCTACCCAACTGGTGGAGATAGCCAAAATGCTGGCAAACGCGGTAAAACTACGGCTGAACAAAACACTATTATCTTGTCACGATGTGCATTATTAGACGGTAAAACTACTATTGAAAAAGAGGCGTGGGCTAGAGGGTTGTCATTGGCTGACCGTAACAAGTTAATTAAAGCCCTCTTCTCGGCGCAACCAGGGCCTCGTATGGAAGAGGTGGAAACCCAATGCTCCCACTGTAATGCTAAGATAGTACTGGCATTAGATTGGGTCGCACTTTTATTTGGCTAATCTAGTCAGG